AAAAAAATATTATTATATTTTTACTGACAAGCTATACCGTGTTCACAATACCATTTATTACCACCGAATAAGTCGAATAAAATATGAACTAATACACCAGAAACAAATAAGGTAATATAGAATACAAAATTCTTATTAATATTTACTTTAAAATATTTGAATGTATAGTGTATAACATTGTGAGTAATAAATCCCATTACAAAGCAAACAACACCAACGACAATTGCTTCTATTAATAATCTTAGATAATAATTCATATCGTTTATATTATGATAAAATATAAATAAAAGCGATAAATATATAAATTAAATTAAGAATGAGTGAAAAGAATGTTTCTGAGAATTTAAAATTGCTTAGAGAAATAAACACAACACTTAATATTCTTAAGAATAATATATTTATGATAAATAATGAGATTAAATGTATTAAATCATATATAAATGACTCAGAAAAACAAAAAAAAATATCTAAACCAGAAAATATATCAAAAGGATGGTTTTTCTCATAAAAAATATTTTTTATTATTTATATGAAAATCTTTAATAGAATTATAACCATTTTTTATTAATTCATTTATTTTTTCTTCAGATATATCAAAATCTGTCATAGATATATCTGTATTAATTTTAATTATTCTTTTTTTATTTTTGTATTCTTCACATATTTCATCATCTCTTCCTATTAATAAAAATGTGATGAACTGAATTATATCATCTGGTTCATTCAATATTTCATCTTTATTAAAACATAATCCAATATAATTTTCGTATTTTTTATTTTTTAAAACTGGATAAGATCCACTAATACCTCCATCAAGTAGATAATCGCCATTATATTCAATATATTTATTCAGTAAGGGAATAGATGTAGAAGCAGTTATTAAAAGAGCTAAATCCATATCAGGATTATTAATGTGATTATAATATTCTGTTTTTTTATTTGTATAATTATAAATTTTTATCTCATTATTAATTTTTGTTTTATCATAGAAATCTTTCAAAGATATCTTTTCAATATTGTATTTATGTTTTAACAAATGTTTGATAATACTATAAAATATTTTATTATCAAAGAAACCATGATTACTAAAATCTGATAAACAAATATTTTCTAATTCATAATCTACTTTTACATTATGTATAATACTATACATTAATTTATTACTGATATTCATAGATATGCATACTGCTATAAAACTACCAATAGAACATGATATTATATTTTTTATATTTTTAATTAATTCTTTTTCTAATAAATAAGTATACGCACCAAGAAAAGCAGCACCTTTAACACCACCACCAGATAATACAAGTGTATCTATCATATTTTTTTTATTTAATATATTAGATATAACAAATGTCGCAAATAAACATAAATAGTTTATACAACAATATTAATAAAAAACGTTATGAGAAATACGTTGTATATGATAAAATATTACAAAAATGTCATAATAAAATAAAAACATATGCAGATAATTTAAAACTCGAATGTTTCTATGAGATACCCGAATATGTATTTGGTTTACCATTATTTAATCGTACATTTGCTAAAAATTATATAATAACAAGATTAACAGAAAATGGATTTAAAGTAAATGATGTATCACATATAAAAAATAATTGTATATACATTAACTGGGACCTATCTAAATCTAAAAAAAAATATAAGAATAAAACTCCAAATAAAGACAAATATAAAAGCATAGATGATTATAAACCGAATGGATTATTTATACATAATGAATCAGGATTAAATTCTATTAATAAAAAAACAAATTTATTATCTCTTGATTTACAAATTTAATATAGAATTAATATCATTATTGGATTTACTTTTATTTCTATATAATTTTAAAGATGATTTAGAATTATTTGATACAGAATCTTTATTTTGATTAATAGTATGATAAACTTGCGTTCCAATTGGTATATTCAAAACATAGTTATTATAATGCACATTATTTTTTTTATATTCATCATAAGTTAGAGGTCCTCCAAATATATTTAATAACAATCTATTGGGTGCCATATTGATTGGATCATCATTTTTTAATACTATATTGTTATATAAATTTATATATGTTTCTATTTCTATAAATTTATTTAGTTTAAAATTATCTTTAGCAAATTTCATACAACACTCTAATGAACAAAAATCACCATATATATAAAATTTTTTTTTAATGTAGTTTATTGGTATTCCAACTATATTATTATTTAATTTATCACAACAATTCCAACACAATTCACTAGTATTCTTAACAAATGATGTATTAATAACTTCAGAATTATTATTAATATTATTATATTCACTATCTATATTGCTTAATTTAATTATTAAATCATTATTTAATATTTCAAAAACAGGATTATCATTAACAACCACATTATTCTTTGGTTTTCTTCCTCTTTTCTTTTTTTTATTTTCTGACATTATTAATTATATTTTTTATATAATTATAAGTTTAAATAATATATATATATTATTTTAGAATAATATAAATATGATTGAACTAAATACAAGTAACATGCTTATATTGCTACTCATAATAATACTTGGTGGTGGAATAGGATATCTTTACTTAGAATATAGAATAATTAAATCTAATATATTAAAAAATAATAATAGTATTAAATCCATTAATTTATTATTATCAAAATTAGTTAAAAATAAAAAAGAACCATTAAATAATGTTAAACCAGTTATACCACCAGTAAATGTTAAAACTAATTTAGTTAAGCCTAATGTTATGAATAATATACCAAAACAAGTAGCAAAAGTAGAACCTGTAGTAAAAGTAGAACCTGTAGCAACTGTTGAACCTGTAGCAACTGTTGAACCTGTAGCAACTGTTGAACCTGTAGTAAAAGTAGAACCTGTAGCAAAAGTAGAACCTGTAGCAACTGTTGAACCTGTAGAAAATGTTGAACCTGTAGAAAATGTTGAACCTGTAGAAAATGTTGAACCTGTAGCAACTGTTGAACCTGTAGAAAATGTTGAACCTGTAGATAAGTTGAGTGAATCAGAAAAAAAAATAACAGAATTAGATGATGTAGACATTAAAGATATCTTAGAAATTGTATCAGATAATGATACAGATAATTCTGATGATCTAGATGATGATGATGATAGTTCATCATTTAATTCAGATAAAAGTGTATCAGAAGAACTAACAGAAGATATCTTGAAAGATATGTCTGTTAAAGATTTAAGAATTTTGTCTAATAAAAAAGGTTTAATTAAATCTGGTACAAAAAATATATTAATAGAGAGATTATTAAAATAAAAATAAATATATTGTATAAATATATATGAATAATACTCCATTGGATTTCCCAGCAATTATGAGTGATGGTAGAGCATTAACGAGTTATGTATCATCTGGATTAATTAATAGTGATAGTTTTGTATCATTATCAGATGGTTCAAGAATATACCCTAATGATTTATATGCGAAATCATTAGATTTTAGAAATAAACTACAAGAAAGTGGATCAGAAATTATAAAAAATAATCAATCTAATTTATTAAAATATATATCATGTACTAATTGTCCAGACTATAGAATAGCAGAACCTTCATTAGAAACTAATTGTGAAATACAACAATGTACTTTTAGACAAATTAATGAGGATGGTATTGGATTAATAAACTCAAACACGAATTAATTATATAATTAATCGATTATTACTGTCTCCATCTATTATTACAATTTAAGCAGGTTATAAACTGTGTCATAGGTTCATCTGCTGAACGAGTTTGAACTTCATAATAAGAACATTCTCTACTTTTACATCTACCACATTTATATAGATTAGTCATAGCATTGGGTTTTAGATCATTTTTAATTTTATCAGATTTAATTTTTTTATTTATTAATTCTTTCCAACTATCAGGATTAATATCATATAAGTGTAGTTTCATAATATTTTGAGGAGTTATTTCTTTATTTTTTATTCTATCAATGAATGATGTATTTTGAACATATGAATCTTTATTGAGATTATTATATAATCCAATTATTTTGAATATATAAATATTTTTAAAAACATTATTATCCCATGATCTAGTAATATTGATTTCTACTGATTTTGTTATAACGTAATTATATATTGATTGTTCAAACTTTCTGGATAATGATATATCTTTAATATAAGTATTTATTTTATTAACAATATTGTTTCTGAATTCATCATTAATATTAGAATTCATATTAGGTATAAATGATTTATATATATTATAATATCAAATTTTTAATATATATTATTATCATATGATAATGTATTATTTATATGAATATTTGTATCAAATGAATTAGTATATTTATATTCATATATATCATCTTCTGATTCACTACATGAATTATTAGATTCATAATTTATAGAATAAAATTCACCATATTCTCGTATTGAATAATTTACTAATTTATTTTCTTTTAGTTTAACAATATATATATTATCATATAATATATTATCATTTAGTTCAGAAATAATTGAAGATATACCATTCGATGGTAATACATGATTATTTATTTGTTCTCCAACAAGATTACCATATAATAATAATTTTGAATTATTTTCTATAAACCATTCATATAATAGATTAATTTCTGAATTATTACTATCTTTTTTAATAGTATTTATCCAGTTTTTATTTGATTTCAATTCAGACATTGTATTATCTGTATTAATTCTAATAATAATCATTTTTAATTAATTATATATAATAATATTATAATTGTTTTATATAATATATTATATGAAGGATATTATTTCAATATTACTTGGATTTTTATTTGTAGACATTATATTTAAATCATATAGTAAAAATATTATTGTTAATTCTCGTTCATAAAAATATAAAATAATAATTAACTATATTATAATATGAGTGGTCAGACAGATATTAGTCAGATTAACAGTAAGCTATCTAGTGATGAAGAACAAATTGTAGATTCTATTTTGTCAGAGATTAATGAAGAATCTAGCCCAGAAAGAATGCCTCCTCAACAACAGAAACAGATGGCAGCTCAACAACAAATGGCAGCACAGCAACAAATGGTAGCACAGCAACAGATGGCAGCACAGCAACAGATGGCAGCACAGCAACAGATGGCAGCTCAGCAACAGATGGCAGCACAGCAACAAAAACAGCAACAGATGATGGGTGAACAAAAAAATATGATGAATCGTCCATCAATGGGATTACCTATTAAAGAAGAACTAAGTGGTACAGATAAACTTCTAAAAGAATGCAAAGATCCCATTAGTGTTGTAATGTTGGTCTTATTATTTAGTCTTCCGCAAATTGATGAATTATTAAAAACAAATATTACTATGTTTAAAAATGAAGAAACATTATCTATGGCTGGTGTATTGTTTAAAGCTGTTTTAGCTAGTGTATTATTTTACGTAATTAAGATGTACACTTGAACTATTTTCTAATTCATATAAAGCTGATGATATCTTCTTAAAACATTTATTAATAGTAACTTCAGAAATTTCACATACATTATGAATATCTCGTTTAGTAATATCTAATTCATTATTAACTACAAAATAATATATACAACCAGCAGCAATTGATGGTGGAGTATTTTCTGAATTAATTTTATGATTTTTTATTTTTTCGCAAATATTTTTAATTGCATCATAGTTAGAAATATTTAATTTATTACAATATCTATCAATTAAATCATTAGAACATATACTTGTTTTATTAAATAATCTATTATTATAGTTTCTATTAGTTCTTAAAATTTCTCTAAATTTTTTAATACCACTAGTAACTATTTTATTGTTAACTTTAAAAATTTTAGATAATTCTTTATCCGACCTAGGAACACCACAATTCTTACAAGCAAAGAATACAGATGCTACTATGATTCCGTTTCTATTAACTCCTCTTGATATTTTTACTTCAGCTACTAATGAATATAATGTTTTTGCTTCATTTATAATTTTTTGATTTATATTATTTTCTTTACAAGTATTGGTTATTAATTTATATACTTCATTTAAACTTCTTTCTTTATATGTCATTGAATTCCATGTTTGAAATCTTCTAACTTTATTTGTATTATTGTCGCATCTATTAGATCTATTAGATACAGATGAACCGATAGATGACTTAGGTAAATATGAATTTATAGGTGGACCACATCTTGTAGGATCAGATGATTTCGAATCATCAGAACCATAATATCTCCATTCTGGTTTATCAGATATTGATGAAATATTACTTTCGCATATTTTACAAATATAATTTAAATCGTTTGATACTATAATATTTTTTGGATTATCGCAACAATTATCTTTTTTTTCTCCTGAAAATATATCAGAATCGAAAAAACTATCGTCACAATTATCCATTGTACCTATATTATATAATAGTTTGTTATTATTTAAATAATTTAATATTTCAAATTTAATAATGATAACAGAGATTATTAATGGTATATATATCGGAGATATAAATTCATTACTAGATAAAAATGTTTATAAATTATATAATATAGATATAGTTATAAATTTAACTACACATTATCAATTTTTAGATATTAAAGTCAGTAAAATTAAATATCCTATAATAAATTTCACAGATTATTTAGATAAATATAGAAAATTAATACAGTTTATATATAGTAAATTTATTAATTATAATATATTAATATGTTCAGATGAACAATATCATACATTAACTGCTGCCTTATTTTTAATTAATTACGGAAATATACCTGAATATGATGTTAAATCCGTATTAACTAATAAAAATGAAAAATTAGTATTAGACTATGATTTATCTATATTTAAAAAAAAATAAATTAATTAATTTAATATGTTGAATGATAATTTAAATGATTGTCCAATATGTTTATCAGAAATAATTGACTATACAACAACTAATTGTGGTCATTCATATTGTAAAACATGCATCGACAATTGTCTAGATAATAAATTAGAATGCCCAATGTGTAGACAAAATATTAAATATATAAAAAATTCATCAGAAACTATTAGAGTTGTTAGATATTCAAATGCATCAACAAATAATATATCTAATGAATTATTTATGCATTATTATTCTAGATATAATGCATTTAAATTATTTAATTATATATCAATTATATATATTTTATATACTTTGTATAAAATGAATTCATTATATCAACAAAATAGTATATTAAATAAAAAATTAAACTATTGTAATAATAATATAATAGTTTTAGAAAATTATATAAATAAATATACATTTACAAATTTAAAATTAGAAAATGTAAAAATAATAGTAAATAATATAATTAGAGTATGTAAGATGCCATTAGAATATATAAATATGTGTATTTAACGTTCAACTACTTCTTCATCAGATGAAGAATCATCATCATCTGATTCTAGAACTTCACCCGTATCTTCTTCATCTGAATCTTGAAATGCATATGCTTCAAGTGTCTTTGGCTTACTTACCTTGATTTGTTCAGCCTTCCAAGATACACCAAACTTACCATTCGCAATCCATACAACTGTCAATTTAAGTAGTACTTTAATTGTTGACTTTTTAGGGAATAGTGCGAAAACTTCTTCATTAGTCATTTCATTGATATTAATTTCCTTACGATTGTGGTCGAATACCTTGCAGTTCCATTTACCATTGCTCTTAGGTATTTTAAATCTAAAACTTGGAGGATACTTACCATCTGGTTCACCAGTCTCAGCGTCAACAGATACACGCTTCATATTTGTATATCGGTCTTCAACTGCATCTTTGGTAGCCTTGTTCTTTGCCAATTTTAGCCATTGAACATGATTTTTGAGTGCTTTATCTTGAATCATATTATCGAATTTTTCAGCAAAATTACACATGTGACTGTTAGTTTCACTTGCTTCTGGATCGATATTTACAGTAATCTGCATCTTACCATTGTCACTTCCATCATTATCCGCAAAGAATGATGCATCAAATGGCATTTCGAGATTATCGCTCCTTAGATATAGCGGTTCATCATTTAATGAGGTAAATATAATCTTTCCTCCACTCTGAGTAACCTTTGCTTCAGAAAATTTAATATTATCAATAAGCTTAATAGCTTCTTTTGGTGAATAAGTTATTGGCTCTTCACTGCTCATTATATTCTCTTGTATCTTTTTAAAAATAGGTAGTAAATTTATTCTCTTTAATCTCTCTATCTCTTTAATAGGTGTTACTATATAATATATATTTAACTTTAAATGTATTTCAAATTTTAATTTAAATATATAATTATATTATTTAAATTAAAAATGAAATCAGAATTATTAATAAATAATAATATAATATTTGATAAATTCACATATAAATCATCTGATTATTATAAATCTGATATAGTATATAATTATATAAAAATAAATAATATAAATGATAAAAAACTATTAAGAGAAATTAAAAAAAAAAAGAAAAAAGAATTATTTGAAGATTTATGTATTTGTATCAAAAATCTAAATGAATATAATACAAAATATATTAATTGTATTCAATCTAACTTTAGAAGATATCTTGTACAAAAAATATTTAAATTAAGAGGACCAGGTGTTTACGAAAAAGCTAATAATGAAGATGATTTTTATTATAGTACAAATAAAAAAGAAATAGGTATTAAATATTATTTTTCATACAAAGATGAATCTAATAATATTTGGATGTTTGATATTAGAAGTATTTATAAATTAATATTAAATAATAACAATTGTATTAATCCATATACAACATTAGAGATTCCACAATATGCTAAAAGAAATGTATTATTACTAATATTATATCTAAAAAAGAATAATATAGATATCGAGATAGAACATGAAAAATTAGAAATGAATACAGATACAAAAATCGATGATATAATTAGTGTTATAACTAGTAATGGATATCATATAGAAAAAGAATGGTTAGATAATTTATCAATTGTTAAATTAAAAAAGTTATATCAATCATTTCAAGATATGTGGTATTATAGAATTCAATTAACTAATTATGATAGATTTAGTGTTGTTAATGAACGATTATTTACAAAAAGTTATAGATATATTAATTGTATGAGAAATATTGATGATATTAAGAAACTATTATTTGATGACATATATAAGCTAATTAATACAACAAATAATCATTATAAAACATTATCATCAATGTGGTGTATTATATCATTTAGTACTATTATTAAAGAATGTTTGACTTTTAATCAATGGATTAACAATGTATTATAAAATATATTTAAACACATAGTAATATTATATATTAAAAATAGAGTGTGCGGTTAGATAAGATAAATAAAATAAAAGAAATAGTATAAATAACAATGGCAGCAAAGAAGAAGACAACTAAGACTAAGAAGACCAAGGTAGTTGAAAAGGAGCCTGTTAAGACTCCAGACCCTCCTCCGTCAGATGTTGTTGTACCAGTAACTCCTCCTCCAAGTGATGAACATGAGTTTCTAAACTTTTCTTCTGAAATTGATTCAATTCGCAGTGTTGTTAAGGAACAAATTAATGTATTTCGTGGTCTTGTTAAGCAACTCGATGTTCTTGAAAAGCAATTAAACAAGGACTCTAAGGTTGCTCTCAAGAAGATGAGTGGACGTAAGCAGAAACTCCTTCCTAATGGAGAGAAGCCTCTTAATGGATTCTCAAAGCCGGGTAATGTTTCTGATGAGCTCCGTAAGTTCCTTGGTCTTGGTAGTGATGAGCTAATTGCTCGTGTTGATGTAACTAAGGCAATCACTAAGTATTGTAATGACAATGATCTTACCAATAAGAGTGATAAGAGGATTCTAATCCCTGATTCTAAGCTTTCTAAGCTTCTTCGTATTGATTCAAGCACTAAGGAAGACCTAACATACTTTAATCTTCAGAAGTATCTAAAGATTCATTTCCCTAATAAGGATGGTGAATTTGTTTCTCTCTAAATAAAATATATATGTTATATTATATGAATTGTAATAATATTTTAAAATTTATACTAATGTTCATTGTATTATTATTTATTCATTATAACACAAAAAAATTATGCAGAAATTTAATTTAGTTTTTTAATCTTAACATAAGCATTATATTATAATAATATAATATATTATGAATATCGATATATCAACCGTAGATAAACTTACGAGTGATATTAAACTCAAAAATAGTTTTAAATATTCTAATGAATTTACATTTATACCAATAACTAATCATGATAACGATAATATTATCATACAAACACCAAAAGTATTAATACCATTTGGTATTAATAACCAAAATAATACTATTGATATATCTTATATTAATATAGATAATGATAATAAACTTAATTTATTATATGATAAATTAAACATTATATATAATAAATTAAATAAGCATTATAAAAATTATAAGGTTAATCATTTTATTAAAGAAAATATTATGAGATTAAAACTAAATAATTTAAAAATATACAATCAAAATAAAATACAAATACAAGATATTCCAAATAATTGTTATGGAGAGTTAATAATACATTTAAATGGTTTATGGATTGTTAATAATAATATATGGTTCAATTGGATTGCTTTACAAATAAAAATTAATGAACCAATATATCTAAGAGATTATTCGTTCAATGATAAAAAACATATACCTCCACCACCTCCACCTCCTCCTCCTATATCATTGAAAAAAGATTTTAAATTAAATATTAAAAAACCTAAACGTAAATCTAACCCTAAATCTGATATACCTATAATATCACTTGATGAAGTTAAAAATATTCTTAATAATTTAAATAAAATAAATATATTAAATATAGTATAAAATGGGTGGAAGTGTAATGAATTATGGTGGTAAATCTAAAAAATCTAAATCTAAATCTAAAAAACCTATGAATGCTTTTATGATGGCATTGTCTAAAGCAAGAGCTGCTAATGCAGATTCTTTCGTTTATAATGGCAAAACATATTATAAAAAATTAGCAAAAACTGGTATTCCTCTCTATTCATCCACTAAAAGTGGTGGTAGTAATTTTAATACTGGCGGTATGTGTGGAGCTTGTGAAGGCAACAAGAAGCATAAAAAAACTGGTGGTAGAAGCAAGAGCAAGCGTAGGAGCAAAAGTAGGAGCAAAAGTAGGAGCAAAAGTAGGAGCAAAAGTAGGAGCAAAAGTAGGAGCAAGCGTAAAAGCAAGCGTAAAAGCAAGAAGTAATTAGTAATTTCTAGATATATGCGGTGATGATAATTTATCTATATCTAATACTCTTTTGTATTTTTCTACAAATTTACCACTAACACTCCTGTATGGTCTTAAATATAAAGCGTCATTATCGGGTGTATAATCATTCGATGTTACTTGTTTTATATGTTTTATATACATTGTATTTTTTTTTAAATCATCAAGTAGAGGTGATTCATTATTCAATTCTAATTGATTCATATATTGCATTTTATTTGATGGTTGAGGTTCGGCGTTCATTATATAATATATATAATATTTTTTTTTATTTATGATATTATATGGAATGGGGAAATGAAGAATACTACAAAAGATTCGAATCTAAATTAGAACCATTTAAGAATAAAACTAATAAAATATTAGAATTGGGTGCTTATAGAGGTGATAGTAGTAAATTTTTTTCGGATAAATTCTTAAACAAAAAAACGAGTGAACTTCATTGTGTCGATACATGGAAAGGTTCTGTTGAATACGATGAAGATTTTAAAGAAAATGAAAAAGAGTTCAAAAAAAAAATTAAAGATTCTAAATTTCCTGATAAAATAACAGTACATAAACAAACTACATTTAAATTTTTTATTGATCATTTTAAAGAAAAAAAGAAACCATACTTTAATTTAATATATATAGATGCTTGTCATGATGGTAGATGTGTAATTAGTGATGCTATTAATTCTTTTAAAGCTTTGAAGTTAGATGGATATATTGTATTTGATGATTATGGTTGGAAAAAAACTAAACATGATTATGAAAGACCAAAACTTGCGATTGATTCATTCATTCGATTGTTTAGAGATAATATTAAAATAATCAGTAAAGGATACAAGATGTATATTCAAAAAGTAAAAGAATATGAATTTTAATACCTTTTTTCTCTTATAAAATTCAAAATATAATTATTTTCGTCATTTTTTCTATCCTTGATATCTAATATAGATTTACCATATATTATTTTACCTGTTTCTTTTTCTTCGTCCATTTTTTTTTTGCTTTGATTTAGTAAATACACTAAATAAGCATTGTTTTGTTTTAACATAATTTTTGTTATTTACTATATATTTTATATTATTTAAATCAAATTATTATAAGATATCTTTTTGTAGTTTAAAAAATAATTTGAATTTTTTTTTATTTTTTCTTTATCAAAGAGACACAAAGAGTGTCGTGGAGTATGGCACAACTTGTAGGTGGTGGTTTAGTCGCCACTGGAATTTATGCGGCCGTCATAGGGGCTGAAAAAGTGAGAGGATTTATACCGTATGTGGTTGAGAGTGAAGAACCCACATCAGGTGATATTCCTCGTGCTTCTTGGTATATTACTCCTACATTGATAGAGAATCAATATCAAGATGCAATTGCGGTAACAGGGAAGTCATCCAAAAAACGAAGAAGGAGAAGGAGGAGGGTAGTGAAGAAGACAAGAGATTCTCAAATGCGTCTAGTTCTACATGATCAGAAAAAAAGGGAACAAGAACAAAAGGAGCATAAGGAGCAGAAGATGAATAAAGGCCTGACTATAAAACAGGCGATTAAGTGTGGATACTCCACCAAGAAATTCAACCTGATACAAAATAATTTAGAAAAGGGTGACAAAAGGGGGATTGATCCAAATATTCATGAGCGATTGAAAGAGATTATGGATCAAATAGATGGTGCAGAACCATTTGACATCGCGAGGCTTATATTGACTCAGCAGCAGATGATTGATGGTTTATCATATGCATTATGAACTCAAGTTAGTTCTGAACATAAAAGTATAACAATCATGTTTCGCTTATCATGCGATGATAAGTTTTTTTATTTTATTAAATAATTTGAAATTTTTAGATAATTTTATAATACAATACACGTATACCGATGGATATTGAGTTATTGTGTACGAATCAGGGTGTACCAGCTAGAAAACCGATGGAGATTGAGTTGAAGGATTTTGGGCCTGAGCCTGAGCCTGAGCCTGAGCCTGAGCCAAAAATGGTTCTGATGGGTGATGTAAAAAGACAAGTTCTCATTAGGGAGGAATACCAGACTGTGGGTCAATTGCTAGACTATTTGAATAGAAATAAAAGATTTCTCACAGGTGGAGCAAGAGAAGCTATTGGTAGTGGATGGTTCCGTGATAACTTGATCATTCAAATCTTGATTCCATGTGGTCACGGTACACAACTTCAGAAAGTTCCACGGAGTGAATCCATTGAGTTCCTGAGAAGAGAGAGAGGAATTGATGCACTCTACGTTACAACAGCAAGTTGGTGGATGTGAATACAACAAAAAAACAATGACGACCTTGATTGGTCTGAGTTTCCTGAGAGAAGAATCCAGATAAAGGGATATATCGCTTATGGTTTTTTTATTATTATATGTATATGATATTATATTATACAACTTGGATTGTAATATTTTTTGTATTATATTTATTAACAAAATCAAAATATATTAATCCTGGAATAACTGTATACGTTTTGATATTAGGAAATATATTGTATTTTTTATTAAATACTCAATATGGAATATATTTCGATTTATCATATTCAATTTTAAGCATTATTCTAAATATTGTTCCATTACTAATATTCAAGCAATATAATTATAAATCAAATAAATATTCATTCAAGTTTTTCATTATAACATTTTTATTATACAATATTTATCTTCAAATGATAAATAAAAGTATATTAGATGTTTACTTATTTGATAAACAACCAACAAGTATAAAAGAATTTATTAAAAAATACATAAAATTATAAGTGTGACGAACATTTATAAAAACCTACAACACATCTTTTATCACACAATTTTCCTTTATTTTTACCTCTAGTAATAATATGATCACACTTTTTATGATCAAAGTTTTTTATTTTATCTAAATCATCGATTGATGTAGTATAATCATAATGAATTAAATTAATAGGTTTTTTATAAGAATTTACCATTGGTAATATATCTGATGGTTTTCTACATATAGGACAATTTCTATTATTTGCGTATTTAAATGATTGTACTAAACATTCATAATGAAATGAATGCGAACAATTTAATGTATGCATATATTTCTTTGAATCTGTATCACCACATATACCACATATATTATCCATTTTTATATTATAATCTAATTTATATTTTTTAAATATAATAAGATATCTTATTGTGCTAATGTTGGTATATTATATCCAGTAGTATCAAAATTAATCATTTGTAATTGTTCGCTATATTTACCATCATATGATCTTGGATGTATATCTGAACCAGGTAAATCTAATGGTATATTCGGCATATATCCTGTTGTATTATTATTTGCTGTACAATTACTTAGTTGTTTATTTATACCATATTTATCCCATTTAGTTGAATCTATATTCTCGCAAAATGTTGGACTAGTTATAGAAGGAGTATCTGATGGTAAAAATTTATTTATTAAATCAGTTATATCTTCTTTAAAAACACCATTCAGTTTAGAAATATAATCAGGATACTCATTTATTGATTTATCATATTGTATTAAATTTAATTTCTTTAATCTATAAAATTCATCCATTAATTGTACAGTATTCTTTTTCCCTAAATATCCATACGAATATGGTTTCTTCATATTCTGAATAGCCAATGACACTTTAACATCATATCTATCTACCATACCATATATAGATGCTATATCATCACCAATATAATTAATATATAATTGTGAATTAATAATAACAAAATCCACTAATAATTTTTTAGTCGTATATGTTTTTAAATTATATATAAAAAAATGAACAAGATATCTTTGATTCCTATTCATATCAATCTGTTGATGAACATCATGTATCTCCTTCACAACATAATGTTCGTAATTATTTACTCTATTTGTTTTCTTTAATATTATTTTTATAAATTCAATGATTGGTATTTTAAAATGTTCATCTAATGTATTTTTATTATAATATTTCTCCACTTTTTTCCCTGTTAAAGATATCTTATTATTAGAATCAACACTAAAATCTTTAATTATTTGGTTGTTATTTCTAATATTATTCAAAGGCACATTCTGTCGCATATCTCCTCTTGATTTATTCTTATTAATATATTCAGTTAATTTTAATAAGAATGCAATTATACAAAAAATTAATAGTAAAATACTATATATGTTCTTATGTTTTGATAATGCATATAATGCACTTGCAATTCCTATTATCCCAATAAGTATTATTGTAATTAATTGATTATCCATATAATAATAATTATATTATTATTTTTCTTCAAATAATTTATTTAATGTATTGTTAATAAATGAATATGCTTTTTCTATTTGATTATTTGAAAAACCATTTGTTCTAAATATGATTATAATTTTACCACTATGAAATACCAAAAATGTAACTTGTAAGCAACTATTTATACCGTCTCCTTGTCCATTACATTGTTCACAACAATTACATACTCCCGTATCATTCCCTTCTTTATAATAGTATTTAATATTAACTCCTGGATATATACACGGTTCATAAGTAACATAATAATTATTGTCAATCAAATATTCATATAATTTGTCTCTATCAATAGTCTTGCCATAATCAAAATCACTATTTACCATAACTATCTCTGTTTTTAATTCATCAACAAAAGTTATATCTGGATAATCTTTTAATTTATTGTGTATTAAATTTATTATACCTTCCCCGTGTTCTTTACTTATAATTCCTGTCATTTGAATCTTACCATTTTTAAATAATTTTAAATTCACACATCCATCATTTCTTTTGACTCCATCATATATATGAAATGTCATCTGATTAAAGAAATCTTTTTTATTCTTATTCTTTTTCTTCTTTTTATGATTTATACCTTTTTCTGATTTATTTAATTTAACATATTTGAATACATCATCTATTTCAATACTATCATATATAGTTTTTAATTCAGTGTTATTTGTGAATAATATACCAACTGCAGTTATTGTCGATATTCTCAGATTATCCATAATAAAATATAATTAATCTAAAAATATTAATTTCAAATTTATATTTAATATTAATTAAAAAGATATCTTTAATATTAATAAAAAAAAAGAAATTAGGTCCTCCTCCCTAACTCTTTTTCTCCTCCACCAGGCCTAGCCTGATTTACCTGTCCCTCCTTCTCCTCCTTCTCTTCCTTCTCTTCTTTTGTTGTTCGTCGTCCTTGTCTTATTAGTCATCCCAAAAACCCCACTTCCAAGATAGCCATGCATCATATTCACCGGTTTCCCGATTGTATATACCGAACCCTCCGTTCCAGCGTACATCAACCTCTGCATTGTTCTCCACCAAGTCTTCGTTCATATCGGGCAAATTAGCAGATAAGATGATCACTAGAATCACCATGCACAATAATGTGCACAAATCTGTATCTTCTGTCCCCATATTGTTGTATTCCATCTCACAAAAGCAATTTCTCTCTTAATAAACAAAAAAAAAAATAAAAATTTCAAATTATTAATTAAAAGAGCTCTTTTTAAAGTTTAACATATTCATTGTGTATTTTTAAGTAATAGTCTTTCTTCTGTATCCATCAAATGTCTTATATACATTTTTATAGTATCATCACTAATATCTTCTATATTAAAATTCCATTCACCTTCACTCAATTCATTAAACATAAATTGAAAAGATGATATAAAATTTCTTCTAGTATGATTATGACAACCCTTATTATAATAATGAAAATTATATCTTTGAAATTTTGTAATATATATTTCCTCTCCCATTATAAAATATTTATTATAATGTTCAGCGTAATAACGAGTTTTTTTCAAATCAGAACGTAAATCCATCTTAAATCTATGTCGACCTTCTTTTTTAAAATAATTATCTAAAAACACATTATAATCATTATTTAACATTTTTCTGTTCAAATGAACCCTTAAATATTCTTTTACTAGTTTAAAAACATCACAATCTAAATCATTCCACGTTATAGTAAGAATGGAATAGGTGTAAAGGTTTGATTGATTCATGACTGAATCTGTTTGTTGTCTAACAAGTAACACAAAAAAATTTTCAAATTATTTATTTATCTAAAAAATTAACCAATTCTTTTAGTAATCTAACTCTTCTAATATAGATATTACCATCATAACCAATCTTTCTTGCATATTCCTGCATTTCTATCATATTTAATTTATTTAAATCTACCTTTTCTTCCTCTTCAGGTTCTTCCTCAGGTTCTTCCTCTTCAGGTTCCTCTTCAGGTTCTTCCTCAGGTTCCTCTTCAGGTTCTTCCTCTTCTTCCTCTTCTTCCTCTTCTTCCTCTTCTTCCTCTTCTTCCTCTTCAGGTTCTTCCTCTTCTTCCTCTTCTTCCTCTTCTTCCTCTTCTTCTTCTTCCTCTTCAGGTTCTTCAATAGTTTCAACAGGTTCTTCTAATGATTCATTTAAATCTAATTCTAGTGTTGACATTATATATATATATATATATAATAAATATTATTTAATTAAAGAAACGAGATAATCAATATTATTCCATTTTTTTTTATCTATTTTAATATTACTGTTATCATATTTTAAATATTCACCATATGGACCATAACACAACAAGATATCTTTGTTATTTTTATTTCCAATAATTTTTGGATAAGAAATAATTATACGAACATGTTCATCATTTAAATCATCCAATGATATCTTTTTGTGTTTACAGTAATTTTTGAGATTATAATTATTTGTACCATTTGTTAAATATGGACCAAATTTACCATTTTTGACTTCATATCCTAAATATGTCGGAATATCTCTTTTTATTGTTCTAATTTTACTTTGTTCTAGTATAATAGGATTAAACGTATTATATATTTTTTTTATAACAGTCTTCCAATCAGATTTACCGTTAGATATAGAATCTAAATCATTTTCTACATTTGCCGTAAAATCTACATTTATAATATTCATAAAATGTTCTGATAAATATTCAACTACTAATTTTCCTAAGTCAGATACGATTATTTTGTTTTTTTCTTTTGGTACTGTATATAATTCAACATCATTTGTTATTGTATTATTTTCTAGTCTAATAATTGTTTGTTCTTTTCTATAGCTAGGTATATCCTGAACATTTGTATAATTTCTATTATATAATGTATTAATTATATTTGAATAAGTAGATGGTCTACCTACACCTGTTTTTTCTAATAATTTAACAATCATAGATTCATTTAAATATTTTGGTGGATTAGTTTCTCTAAATATACATTTAGATGATTTTAATATATATTCTTGTTTAATATCTAGTTTTTTATTTTTAATAGGTACTGTATTTATGTATTTTAAAAATCCTTCAAAATATATATCTCTAACAATATATTGATAGCATCCATATTTTTTAATATGTTCATTTGATAAATTATAATAATATACATCATAAATAGTAGGAGACATATGTGATTGTATTGTTCTTTTTAAAATTAAATTATATAATTTTTGATATACTCCACCAATATTACTTGAATCATAAGATAAGTTGGTAGGTCTAATACATTCATGTGCTTGTTGAGAAAACTTAGATGTTTTATACTTAGATGACTTATAATATTCCTCTCCATATTTAGATATTATATGTCCTCGAAGATATCTTCTAAAATCATCTGATATATATGTTGAATCCGTTCTCATATATGTTATTTTCCCTGATTCATATAATTTTTGTGCTATATTCATGGTAGTTTTAACATTAAAACCTAATACATTATATGCATCTTGTTGTAATGATGAAGTTGTATATGGTGGTGGTGAATATTTTATTTCTTCCTTGTTAGATGAATCAATTATCCTAAATTTATCATTTTTAGAACAAATTGTAAATAAATCATTTATATCATTAGTATTTAATGACATATTTGATATAAATTTGGTTTCTATATCATCATTGAATACACCTGTTATTGTTGACAAGATATCTTTTTTTGATTTATTAATTTTATCTTCATGTTCTACCAACATTTTTAATAAACAACTTTGTACCCTACCAGCTGATAATCCTTTTTCATTTGTATTTATTCTTCTCCATAATAATGGAGATAACTTATATCCAATGATAAGATCTAATAATTGTCTACATTTCTGTGCATTCACTGAATTCATATTTAATTTTGTTTTATTATCTAACGCATTAATAATAGATTTTTTAGAAATCTCATTGAATATAATTCTATTATTTTTCTTAAAATCAACATCTAATAAACGACCACAATGCCAAGCAATCGCATCTCCTTCTCTATCATCATCTGCAGCCAATATAATATTTTTTGTTTTTATTGATTTTAATGTTTTTAGTGTTTTATGGTTAACATTGAATTCTGGTTCAAAATCATTATCAATCATTGATTTTAGTTTTTTTGTATTTAAATTACATATATGTCCATAACTAGATTTCACAATATAATCATTTCCTAAAAAATTTTGTATTTTTTTAGCTTTAGCTGGTGATTCGACTATTAATAATGTACACATAATTGTTATATTATATTATTCATTAACTTTTAGATTCTATTTCCTCTACACTTCAATTGATTTTTCTAACACATCACTATGAGTAGATATAGGTGTCTTAATGGCAATATAAGTTATATTACTTTTACTATTTATAGCTACAACTATATTTTCTTTATTCTTAATAGTATTCTTAATATTATTATAATCAAAGTATATATAATTATCTTTACCATACATTTTTATTGCATCTGTATCATCTGTTGGAACTCTCATTTTAATATTATTTGGGTCTATATTATTTGCTTTACAATAATTATCAATAAATTCAAATACTTGATTATAATTCAACTTATCACTGGACATACGTCCTTTAATATCTGAATATACGCCTTTTTCTTGCAAATCTTTTTTAGGATCATTTATAGAAAATTCAGTTACTTTACCATTTACCATGAATATATAATTATTCGATTCTGATTTTATTGGTCTTGAACTTGGTTGCGAATGGTCGTCACCTATGTTATCTGAACTCTTTGATCTTAATAAATAACCAGTACCCAAAAGAAATGTACCTGCAGCACCAAGACCAGCAATAGCACCAATAGATAATCCTTCCCCACCGCGCTTCTTTTTCTTTGTTGCCTTATTTGTTCTCTTCTTTGTCCTCTTCTTTCTATATTTTTTATTGTATTTAGTTAGTGATTTAGACATTTGTTTCTTTTTATGTTTAGACATTGACTTTGACTTGGATTTTTTGTGTTTTGGCATATGTCTTTTTTTGTGTTTAGACATATGCTTTGACATTGAACGAGATTTAGATAATGTTTTTTTCATATATATATATACATTATTTATATAAAAATAATAATTAAAAAAAAATAATTATCTTCTCTTAGAATGAGATCTTGAACGCTTCTTCGAGTGAGAACGCTTCTTAGAGTGATAACGCTTCTTCGAGTGATAACGCTTCTTCGAGTGAGACTTAGAATGCGAGCGTGTACGAGACCTAGAACGAGACTTTGAACGAGATTTAGAACGTGACATTCTCATATTTATAATATTTTATAATATTATAAATATAATAATATTTAATTAAATTATTGTTGAACGCATTGAGCAGGCATTGAATCATTATCATCAGAATCATCATTTTTGAATGTATTAACATGATTATAATAATCTATATTTATCCCATTATTATCATAGATAGGATGATTCACTAATTCTTTAATTTTACTAATATTCGGAATAGAATCAGGATAAATAATATTAAATTTAATTATAAGATTTCCTTTCTTATGTTCACCAAATTCAGGCATACCATAACCTTTGATAATCATCATTATATTCGGATCTATTATTTTATCTATATTTATTATTAAATCAGTGTTTATGTATTCAATTATATGATCTGAACCAAGAATAGAATCCCATAAATGAATATCCTCTTCTATATATATATCTCTATTTTTATGAACAAATCTATCATTTGGTAATTCATTTATTTTTATTATTAAATCATTTCTTTTATTTAGTGTATCACAATAATCTCCTTTGCCTTCTAAAAATATCTCTTTTTGTATACTACCTTTTGATATATTTAAATTATATTTATCAACAATATCTACATATCCATTATTATTACAAGATATACATTCATATCCATTTTTAATAGTATAACCTTTTTCATCACACATATCACAAGGAACATTTACTGTTTGAACGAATGGTCCAAATGATTTAGATGATTTTATATATTTAGAACCATTGCATTTACTACAAGTTTCTCTACCATCTTGCTTACACCCATATCCATTGCATTTTTTACAAATATCTTTTGATTTTATTTCTACAGATTTCTTACATCCATTATATAATTCTTGTATAGTTACATCTAAATTATATATTTTTTTTGTATCATCTTGATTTTTAAAAAAGTCTGATTCAAATATAGTTGATGTAGAAAACCCTCCTTCAAATATATTACTAAACATATCAAATGGAGAACCAGAACTAAATCCACTATTTACTGCATCATAGCCACCTAAATCATATATTTTCTTTTTATTAGAATCAGATAATACTGAATATGCCTCAGATATTTCTTTGAACTTATCTTCTGTACCACCTTTATCTGGATGATGTTTGAATGCTAATTTTTTATATGCTTTTGAAATATCTTTTTGAGAGGCATTTTTATCTATTTCTAATATTTTATATAAATTTTTCATATAGTATTATGATAACGATTATTTTTTATATTATTACAAAATGTACATATTTTGATTATATACAGTATAAATAATGTTATATATAAAAATTTTCTATTCATAAGAATGGGTAAATTAAATACAGGTGATACCAAATTATACATAAAATTATTATTTTTATTTTTACTGAAGATATCTTGTCCTCTAAAATAATTTTCTATAGCTGTTAATGCACAATCATCATTATTAAATATCCAATGAAGAAAAACAAATGGTACAAATACCAAATAAAAAATATCACAAGTCAATCCATAACAAAAAAATGGACAAGTTAATATATATATTATCAATAATACATGTATAAATTTAATTATATTTGATATACACTGAAATAGTTTAGACATTAACAAATATATATATATAATAATATTATATATTATGAAAATTAATAAAGATGGATATATTGTTAAAAAGAAAAAAATAACAGAAAATGAAATAAAAGAAATTAAAAATGAATTGACAGTATCTCCATTTACTATGAATGAATTCGGAACTAATATAGAAAAGAAATTTACTGTTTTCTTAGAATCACCAAAAAGATTGTATATACCTAGATTTTACGGAATAAAAAAGTTTGGTAATTTAGATTATAATGGTGAACAAGGATTACCAATTAATTGTAGTTTTAAAGGCGAATTAAGAGATGTTCAAAAACCAATATTCAATCAATCTATTACTGAGATAAAAAAAAATGGAGGAGGGATAATATCATTAAAATGTGGTGGAGGCAAAACTATATTAGCATTATATATATTATCTCAGCTTAAATTAAAAACAATTATTGTTGTTCATAAAGATTTTTTGATGTCACAATGGTTAGAAAGAATAAATCAATTTATACCAGATGCTAAAATAGGAAAAATACAACAAAGTATTATTGATATAGAAGATAAAGATATTGTATTAGCTATGGCTCAAAGTTTATCAATGAAAGAGTACAATAAAAAAACATTTGAAGAATTTGGATTAGCAATATTTGATGAATGTCATCATTTCGGTGCAGAAATATTCCATAAATGTATGTTAAAAGTTGCTTCAAAATATATGCTTGGATTATCAGCTACACCCAATAGAAAAGATGGTTTACGTAAAGTATTCGAATGGTTCATTGGACCTATTGTTTATATGTCAAAAGAAATTAATAAGGATTATGTAGAAGTAGATATATTAAAATATAATTGCGATGATGAGAAATATTGTAAGATTGTAAATAATGTTAGAGGAAATCCTTGTAATCCTATTATGATTAATAATATATGTGATTATGAACCTAGAACAAAAATTATTCTTGATAAAATTATTGAATTATATAATCAAGGAAGAGATATATTATTTCTAAGTGATAGGAGAAATCATTTAGTATATATTCATGATTTTCTAATATTAAATGGATATGATTGTGGTTATTATATCGGTGGAATGAAACAAAATGAATTAAAAATATCTCAAGAAAAAAAAATAATTCTTGGTACATTCTCTATGGCATCTGAAGGTATGGATATTCCTAAATTGAATTCTATAATATTAGGATCACCCAAATCAGATATTGAACAATCAATTGGTCGAATATTGCGACAACCTGAA